AGTGCCTCCTGTTACGTCATACGCATGTTGGGTAGCTGCTTCAATCAGGCTGTTAATGTAGGTGTCGTCGTCCGTTTCTTCGGGCAGTATGTTGAGTTGGTGTTTAATCTCCTCAACAGTTATATGTGAGCTGAGGATAACCCTCTCCTCTAGGTTTGTGATATTTTTTCCGTCGAACATGATTTGAGGGATTTAAACAAAGGGTCAGGTTTCCCCAACCCCTTGAAAATTAAACACTAAGGAATTATGCTACTAAGTCAGCGGTTTTTGCGAAAGCTTTGGCAGCGTTCACTACTTCAACGTCGCAAATGCGGTTTACAGTGATTTCAACTTCGCCTGATTTGGCACCAGTGTAAGGGTTAGCTATAATTTCATAGCCTTGACCCCAGATACCGATTGCTACGTTAGGCATGTGACCGAATACGATATAGTCCTCAGTAGCAGGAGCAGCAAATAGGTTGCTGTAATGGATAGGTGTGCCTTCGTAGTTAACACCGTATTCGTTGCTTACTTTGTTGAAAAGGAATTTACCTGAACCAGCATCAACTTTTACGTCTTTACCAGCGAAAAATTGAGTTCTGCTCATAAGATAAGAACCGTCAGCATCAACAGTTTTTTCCAACAAATCCATGTTTGCTTTAGTTACAGTGGTAGCAGCAGCAACAGCAGTTGCACCAGCTAATACTTTGTCGTAAACCATTCCGGTCAACTTACGGTCAGCAGCATCCATGTAGTTCTGCAAAATTCCGTTCCAAGTTGATTCGTTATAAGTAGCTAAGGCTTCTTTGCTAACCACGAAAGAAACTCCAACTCTTTGAGGCTCTAGGGTTACGCTTGATTTGGTTGTTGCATCTGAATCGAAAGCAGCACCTTCGGCTTTAGCGGCACCAACTACGGAATCCATAAATGGAAGCTTCTTGATTTCACCAGAAAGTCCAGTGTACATGGTAGCTCCAAGTTGGTCGATGATAGATTTGTTTCCGATTACGTTTAATCCTTCAACAGATGAAGGTATAGAACCTGTACCGTTAGCATAGGTGTGGGCTCTTTCAATCATAATACCGTCGGTTGCGATACCATCGGCTAGGCTTCTTTGAAGTTCAACTACTTCTGCGGGTAATTCTTTGCGTGATGCAAGAGCTCTAACAGCTTCTAATGTTTTCATGCTTTTTTTAGTTTGATTGTTGTTTGGTTTTAATTCTTCGGTTGTTGTGGTGTTCAATAGTGAGCGTGTTAGCTCCTCTTGTTTTTGGATAGTCTCGATTTCAGAAGCCATTCTAGTTACTTCTGAGTTCATGCTCTCCCATTGTGTTTTTTCTTCGTCGGATAGTGACCTTTTTGCTTCGGATGCGCCGTCAATTATGGTTTGCATACGTTCAATAGTCTCTGTCCTCTGAATGAGTAAATCATTCAAATTCATCGTCTTTTTAGTTTTTTAGTTTTAAATTTTCAAGCACCTCTTTGAATGGCTCAAGTGAGCGGAGTGCTTCTTCTTCTTGTGCTTTTTGTTCCTGTTCCTCAATTTCTTGAAGTTCTCGAACGACCTCGCCGAAACTTGTTGCATCGTAGGCTGCATCTATCACTAGCGCAACGTCTTTAAGCAGCACGAATTCGGTAACGGTGCGAACATGGTTGCCTTTTTCATCCCGTGCCCAAACTACGGCATCTGGTCGGTAGGTACCAATGAAGCTACATTGCGTAAGGTCTCCGCGGTCAAGCATTACTTTCACGTCACGTCCGGCAGTTGTATCCGGCAGTACGAAGCTAAATTTCAGCCCGTAATCATCTTGCGTTAGTGAAAGGGTGCCAGACTTGGTTCTCGCCAGCATCGTAGATTTTTGGTGATTAAAGGTTGCAACACAATCAAATGCAGCAGTAGGTAGATTTTCTAATGCCTTAGTAAAGGCTCCGGGTTTTATCGTTTCGTAAAACACTTTCCCGTTTTCTGCTATTAATTTTGATAAGCTGTTGAATATGGCTGCATATCCTTCAATCACGATTTCATTGGTATCCGAGTTCCTGATTACCTCGAAAGGGTTAGGACTTAGTCTCTGGATTTTGTTCATCTGTTTTGGTTGTTGTTGGTGTGGTATTTTGTTCTTTTAGTGATTCAGGGTCCTCGACTTTCTTAATCAGAGCAGCTTTACCCATGTCGTTATTACCCCACAAGGGATAGAGTTCGATTGGGTTGTTCTGTGATTGGATATAGTGAAGCTTCCCGTAAGGACCTTCTATCTCAGCGTTACCAAGCTTTTTACTTGCTTCTGCCGGGGTCATTAATCCTTTGCTCACCTGCATAGAAGTAGTCTCAACCACTGTCTTAATGTCGAGAGCGATAAGCTTCTCAGTGTCGAACTCAAGCTTCAAACCTCTTTTTCTCTCGTTTGTGGTTAAAAGCTTAACCTCTAGCTCGTTAATGTACATCTCAACTATCGGGCTCATTGTGAAGCTTAGGAACTGCCTAGTCTGCTGCTCAATGCTTTCGTTTGAACCTGTATCCTTCAACATATAAGAAGGAATTCCGTACAAATGCCCTATCTGGTCACGAATAAAAGCTTGTGTTTCTACAAGTTGAGCATCTGCAAACTTTTGGTGAATAGGTACAATCTTTGTGTTCGGCGGTAGTTTGATAGGCTTTCCAGCGTTCTGTGGTCCAGCATACTTCTCGATAAAATCCTCGGTCGCATCCTTGGTTTTTTGTGCTACGGCGTTGTTAGGTAACGTTGTTTCTATGGCTAATGCAGAAGTCGCATTGTTCGCGTAGAAATTATCGACCATCTGGGCAGCTTTTCCGAGAATCTGAACATAGTTTGCTAAAGGTGTCAGCGGGCTAATGCCAAAGATTCCATCCTTCGATACAGTTTTGAAATGGAGAACCTCGTCGCTTCTCATCCATGCAGTATCGCTACGAGAGTTTAATGTACATAGTTTAAAATCAATCTGATAGTAGAGCGCACCGTTCATCACTTTCGCGGATATAACGGCGTTAGAGGGAATAATTTCCAACGATTGAACTGCTCCGTTCGCTTTGTTGCGGTGAATCAGTGCATAAGCATTGCCGTATAAGTCACGGTTGTACTCAATAGTGGACCAAAAAGATTGCGGGTTCTGGTAGTTGTTTGGTGCGTAACGAAGGACTGTTGAGAGCCTATGGTCGGCTAGCTTCTTGTTGTTCGCGTTTTCATCCACGACGTTTATCGGCATCCTCGAAAGGTTATCCGCTAAAATTTTTGTGCATGTGAAAACTGCTGCAACCTGCTCTGCTTCGACGTTTAAAAAGGCTCCCGTCATGTCAACAGGTGCGTACCGAACCGTAGAACCAGCAAAAAATTGTGTGATTCCGGTAAAAAATCCCATGTGTTAAGGGTTAAAAGGTTTATGATTCTTCGATTACTCGATTAATGTTTAAGTAGGTTCCCACAGCCATTCCTAGTGCCATTACGCCATCAATAGCATCCTTGCTTCGGTTCTTCATCGGCTTGATATTTCCGTTTCCGTCGCGGTGTAGGACCACGTTTGTAAAGTTCCAGCGTAGTACCGGGTTTTGGCTGAGGTCAATGTTTTGTTCAAAAATGTTTCGTTCTATGAACTTGAGAGGTTCGTTGTAAAAAGATGCGTTCTGCATACAAGCGTAGGTATCAATTCCTGCTTCGTGTATCTTGTGGAGAATAGCGTTAGTGTTCCATTTATCGTACCCTAACCCATTTACCTGAAAGTTCTCGGAGTACCATTTCAGTCGTTCGAGAATCAAGTCATAGTTTATCGTCTTGGTTTCGTGTTGTTGAACCCAACCTTCGTCTATCCAGCGTTTAACATCTATGCCCGAAGCTTTCCTGATTCTGTTCTTCTCGTTGTTAGGAAAAAAGAATTCCGGGAATACATTTAGCTTTCCAGAACCATCGTCGATAACAGCTACAAGTGAAGCCATATCCGTAGTTGAAGCTAAGTCCAGCCCTAGATATACTTTCGCACCGATAAAGTTCGTTACATCGACCGGATTGAAGCATTTCACGTAATCATCGTCGGTTATCCAAGCTTCGGCATTATCAACGAAAATGTTTAGGTTCTTAGTGATAAATGAAACTAAGGTCGAAGGGGTTAGCTTTGCTTCTTCGTAGGCTGTTTTAAGGGTCCGAACCGTTATCGTTTGACCAATGTTAGGGTTTGCTTTAATCCAGTTCGTCGTATCCTCAATGTCGTCGCCGTCGTCCAGCGTGAACATCGCGTAAAATACCCGGTCGTTCGCTACTTCTAGGTTGAGAACTTGTTTGCCGATTTCAACCATTTGGTAGAAAGGCTTTTCCTTATCAAATCCTGCCGTGCTTGTGACGAACCCCAAAGGATTAAACCTAGCAACCGTACCAGTTTTGAAAATGTCGTAAAGACTTGTATCAGGGTGAGCGTGAAATTCATCCACGCAATAACCACTAACATTGAGCCCATCAAGGTTATCAGCATTGGAAGCAGTAGGAACAAAAACCCCACCCTTCTCAGTTTTTGATTTAATGTCATATCTATAAGGTCGTAATCTCTCCTCCAGTGCCGGAGAGTTCTTTATAATCGTTTTAGCGTACTTCAACATCTGAGAGGCTTGCTTTGAAGTAGTAGCAGCCATGTAAATCTCCGGTTCTAGTTCCCCATCCGAAAGTAGGAGGTAGAGCATCAACACAACGATAAACATTGATTTGCCGGACTTTCTCGCTGTCCAGATTAATACTGTCTGGTACCTTCGCTCTCCGGTATCGACGTAAAAATATCCGAACAGTTCCCGGATAATCCACGCTTGGAAGTCCGAGAGTATAAACTGTTGGATTTCATTCTTGATGGGAATGTTTACGAACGAAATGAAACGGTAAACCTTTTTTACTGATTCCTCATCAAACCTAATATCATCTCGTTTCTTATCCTCGATACCTCGTTCAACAGCTAAACGAATCCATTTACATACTTTTATCTTGCCGTTTAATACTTTCTTCTCGTAGTTGTTCGCCAGTTTTAGCATCTGTTCGGCGAACTCATTCTTGTTTAGATTCGCCATAGCTCACAATTTT